AATGTTATAGGATCTGAGAAAACAGTCCAAAGTTTTTTGATCGGTGTGACAAACTGCTCCAGCATGTGTGTCACAAAATCCCATAAGTGGGTAAATATGTTAATTATGACTTTCATTTTCTTAATCCATTGGTAAATCACAGACATCTCTCTGATATTGTTGATATGCAATCACCTCACACACCCATCCACTGGCACAATCACCCTCTCCATCCACCACTTTTGTGCTGTCTCCATTCATCTCCCACTCCAGGAGTGGATCCAGATCCTGTGATGACTTGATCAGTGTGCTGAAAATATCAACAAAAACCAGCTGAGTGTCTGAGAGATTCTCCTCCCTATTTGTGCCATCCTCTGACCCTAGATCCAGGGTAATGATGAGAAACTTTTGAGCCAGTTTGCCTGATCTAATTGTCCAGGATCCTGGCACAATATGCATGAGAGGATAAAGATCATGATCCTCCCTCTCAAATTGCTCACCAGTTACAACAGTATTGAGCTGCTTATGACTTTCTGCTGTTTCTTTTATCAGCCTGGTCAGTGATTTGATGCTTTGCATTTTGCTCTTTGTTTAGTTTTGCCAGGATTTTGGCCTCATAGGACCTTTCCCTCTTTGTGTGCTTTCCTGTCTGACTCATATCAATCCAGATAAAAACCAGAATTAAACCCCTTTCCTCTGGGCACCTCTGAGCTAATGTCAGAGTCTGGGTCATTATACTCATCAAATAAGTTGCTGTTTTGGATCAAGTATCTCATAAGCCTGTCACCATAAATCTCAGCCTTTGATCTGTATCTCCTTTTTAGAGACAGCATCTCAGTGGATCCAATGGGCCTGGCCTCATCAGCCTCTCTGGCCATAACTCCTTTGTTCATGACCTTAAATGTCACCAAATCCATGAGCTCCTCCATTGTGTAATAAATGAGAGCATTCTCAATGTGATCCTCTAAGAGGGTTTTGTATTTTTGATTTGCCCCTTGGCTTATGTCACCAGATGTGATCAACTCCTTTATTTTGTCCATCAGCTTTGATCCCAGGATCATCTCAATCTCAATGTCCTGAGCAGTGATGATGGCCCTGGTGATGATCTTATCATCCACATTGCTGTGGACCTCACTGGCTGACTTTAATCGGCCTGGGCTTATTAGTAGCGCTTCACTCATTTTGCTGTCCTCCTTACAATTATTTGCTCCCAGTTGTGTCTGCAGTGTGGGATATTAAGCGCTGGGTCACTGTTTGGCACCCTGTACCATCCACCTCTCCTTTTCCATACATCATAACCCAGGCGAGCTGAGATCATGTCAATCTCCTCCCTGTCATATATTTTGCCCAGATCCATCAACCTGGCACAGAAAGGCCTGTTTTTGTTATCCCTGGGCCCATTGTATCTGTATTTTGTGGAAATGATCACAGATCCATCTCCCATCTCATCAATCACAAGCTGTCCACCTGGAGTGACCACCATACCTCCTCCGCTGGATGGCGCTGGTTTGAGTAAATCCTTTTTTATAAGATCACCCAGAGTCCTGGTAACTTCTGGCACTTCAATCCACAGGAGCCCTGCAAGCTCAGCCAGGCTGGCCTTTGGGTTTTTTGATACAGCAGCCAGGAGCTTTGACTGATCCTCTGTGATTCCAGTGGCCAGTTTCAATGGCATAGACTCCAGGATCTCAAACTCAGACTCCAATGATCCAAACTCAGCAAAAATGGCCAGATCCTGATCATCATGCCAGAGCTGGATCTGCTCATCAGTTAAACCATCCACCTGGATCTCATCTCCACTCAGGCTCACGTAATGCATCCCATTAACCTGGAGCCACTCTCTGGCCTCATCCAGTGTCCTGCCTAGTATTGGTGCATGAGTAAATGATGATCCATCAGGACCAGGCACATGAGCTGCCCACAATCTCACAGCATGAGGGATGATTTGCTGCCTCATCTTCACAGGCTCAGGAGCTGCTGGCAAACCTGCAGGATCTGGGCCTGGTGGTAATGGCTCCAGAGCAGGAGCTGGCAGAGCTTTTGGCTCTGTCAATCCCACCATGGATCTGATCTCTAGATCATCCAATTTCTCCAGCACCTTATTTGCCACAAGTGGGCTCAGTGCGTTAATAGCTTTTTGCAATGCATCAGCGCCCTCTGGGATTTTTGTGACATCCTCCACAGGCAGACCCATGATCTGCACCAGGAGATCCTTTGAAATTACTCCAGCCTTGAAAAGCTCCAGGAGATCCTGGCCCACTGGCTCCAGTTTTTCAACTTTTAAAGATACAGGCATCCCACACAGCTCAAACATTGTTTCATAAGCTCTCACCAGTGTGTCCTGCTGTGGTGTAACATAGTTTGCATCCAATAACTCCCAGGCATCTATGAGCTCCTTTTTTGATCCCAGGGCTCCTGGTGTTTTGATACCAAAAAGCTGAGGATTTGTCACCTGGTGTGATGTGAATATTTTTTGTTGCACCAGCTCAGCCAGGGCAAGATATTGTTTATCTAGATCATTTGATCTGAGTGGGTCAATTTTTGGCTCCTTTTCTGTCTGATCAGCAAAATAAATAAGCACCTCACCTGCCTGATCTGTTCCTGTGCTCTTTGCTTTGATCTTTGTGGTGAGCTCTCTCTTTTCTTCTGGTGGTGGCTCCCCTCTAAATAGAGTGATCATAGTGCCAGCAGTAAATCCGCTGCTCACATTATTATCATGAAAATTTGCAGTCTCTGTGTCAATGTTCATGTAGCGCATTGCTGCGATATACTCAGGCAATGGATAGACATCAGATGCAGGATCCCACTCACTGAAATAGAAAATGCAGTCCTCCACTCTGTCGCTATTCTCCAGGCTTGACAAAGTCTCCATATTTGCCTCATGTTTTTTGTCTCCCCATTTTTTGCAGATGTAAAAAAAAGATCCATCTGCATTTGATCTAACCTGGTGAAATGGGACATGTTCCAGCCTGTAAATTGTGGATTTTCTGGTCCACTTAATTCTCACATAAAAGCCTCTGTGCAGCTCCCAGTCTGTGACTGTTTTGGCATAAACATCAGACAAAGCCTCATATCTGTTGACCTTGCTGAAAAAAGGTATTTCTGCACTATCCTGATCAGCCAAAGCCAGGCCTTTGCCTGTGATGTATCTGGATTTGCCTCTCACTATAGCTCTATGATCACTGCAATCTCTAAAGAGCCTCAGTGTCTGCTCTGGCCATTTATTATCAGCTCCAAAAAATACCCAATCTTTACCCCTTACCTCTTTAAATTCTGGAGCCTGGGTCTCTCTGCCCAGCTTCACCCACAAAAAGGGCTCTTTTTTTTCCTCAGTTAATCCTTTCATATACTGCCACCTCCTCTGTGGCTTTTTCATGTACAGGCACAGTCACTGTGTGTGTCTGCCTGATCCTAGCTCTGCCATGGTCCAGAGTGATGTCTGGATCAATATCACCCCCAGGAGCTGCTTTGACTGTCCACAATAGATCACCCTCTGGCAGATCCTCAATGTCTGCAGCTGTTACCTCAAAAGTGTCATATCTGCCAGGATTTGTGCTGGTGTTGGGTTTTGTAAGTGTTACAAAATCACCAGATCCAATGTGCTCCAGCCTTATAATTGCAGAGCTCAGGACACCCCTGCCATCAGTTGCATGGACCAGGATCTCCTGTGTGGATGATCTATCAAAATAAACAAACATATCAGGCCTGCTGGTTATTTTCAGGAGAGTTGTCATCCTCTGTCTGTTTTGATTGACTTACAAAAACATCCAGGCCCAGATTTTTGCAGATCTGGATGCAATCATCAGACCCATCCAGGATGATTGGTGTCTGCAGTTTTTTGGTGGTGATTTTGGCACCCAGGAGCTCTGGTCTGATCTCCAGTCCCTTAATGCTTTTTTTCTTTGATCCGCTGGCCATATCCTGGTAAATAGCAAAACAGGACACATGTGATCAAAAGATCAAAAAAAATGGCCAGAGATCACTCTCTGGCCATTTCAACATGCAGAAAAAACTATTTTTTATACCAGACCTAAGCTGGTCACAGTTGCGCTGTTGATCTCCACTGGTAAATCAATTTCAGAGGATTTAAAGCTCATTTCAAAGCCTGAAAAATCTCCCATATTTGCTCCAATGGCTCCAGATCCTGACTCCAAGCTCATGCCATTCTCTTTGCCCATGAGCCAATATTTGCCATTTCGATCTAGACAGATGATCAGGAGGTCTGCAGCTGCTATGATTTTTATCTCATTGCGTTTGGTGGTCTCCCATCTGTTAAACTTACAGGCAACTGTATGCTCATAGAACAAAGTGCCATTCTCTCTGGATCTCTGGATGGGTGCTGTCATTGATCCAGCACCTGGCTCCATGTTCCATCCGAAAAATTCCTTTCCAGCATCCAGAGCCATGGCAGTGATCACACCAGATGTCTCAGTGCTAGTGTCCAGGGCTGTGTGCTCCACTGCCCACATTTTTTTTATACCTGAGATCCCATCTCCGCATGGCTTACTCAGGGCTGTTGTCAATACACAGGACATACTTTTGAGTTATTATGGTGCAACAAGTTTGAAGTTAACCACCTCTTGAGGAAATGCAATCTGCACACCCAATTTCCAGTAAGCAGCAAATCTGTGGGTTTGAGCTTCTTTTGCATAGTAAAATTCCATTTTATCAGCATCATCCATCATGTCTGTGCCTGCATAGAAATTTGACCATGAGCCTGCCACTATTTGATCAGTACCTGTCAAACCTGGCAAAGCCTCTACTTTTACATTAGTACCAGGCAGGATGGCTGTGCCAGCTGCTGCATCTACTTTGTAGTTAAACAAATTGCTGTCTTTCACAGCTATTGCCCATGTTCTGAAAGTATCCCAGCCCATGCCTATAAATAGATCATCCTTATCCAAGATGTCAGATGGTATCAACTTATATACACCATCCACAATGCCCTCCACATTTGCAGCAGTGATGCCTGTGGTGGTGGTGATGTCTGTGGGATTTCCCTCAATTGGATCACCAGCGCCTCCAAATCCCAAATCATTCAAGATTTTTAGCCAGCCATTAAATCTGGCCAGGTATGCTGTGCCTGATCCTGTGTCACCTCTCCACATTGCAAGCTCATTCTGTTTTGCAATCTTTGCAGCTTTCTGAGCCATGAATGCCTCCTCAAATGCAGGTTGAAATCCATTCTCATGGCTTGCTCCTGCTTTAAGTAAATGCTGGGTCCAGTAAGCCTCTAGCTCAGGCAAACAGATGTTTTCCTGTACTTTGGTAGCTGCCACAGCGATCTCTCTCTGAGTGAACTCAGTGGTTCCTGATGCATTCCAGCCACATCCTGTGTATGCTTGGAATACTGCATCAGTCTCCAAGCGCTGGAGAGCTGCTGATTTTTTG